CTAAGCAAGTGATTTGATGAGTAGAAGTTTTTCTGCCATTGGATTAACAGGCATAGTGCCATCAAGCCAACGAACAACGGTTGGTTTGGTTACGTGAAAGTAATCAGCGCCTTGCTTAATAGATTTAAACTCACGCCAAAAGAGTGTGCGGAATGATTCGTGAAACATGACAACGCTCGCATATTGGGTAACTGGCTAAAATTAATTTTCTTGTTGTTTTTGCCGATACAGAACTCTTCATAATGTTGCGGTCGGGGATTTCGGCGTTTTTCGTAGATTGTGCAAAACAATCGTCAGAGATAGTACAAGTAACTTGAGTTATGGAAACTCACAAAATTAAAAATTACAGCTTGGTTATCAGACACTTATGAAACGCTTAATCAAATAGTTAGCCTTTGTTAACAATCAATCCTCAATTCAGTGCGCATTATGGGCCCTTATGTTTAATGCAGTTGCATATAACTTATTTATAAAATGTCCCACTTTTGAGGGACAGTTCAATGAAGCATCACGAAATGACAAAAAACTATATTTTTCGTGAATTTGAATGTGGTTTAAGTGTTGAGGAAGCAGCTGAACTTTGTTTAAAAAGTGTGAGGACGGTCAAACAGTGGGATAAGGGAAAAGCCATTCCCCCAGAGTGTAGACGGCTGATGCGCATGAACAAGGGCAGGGAACTTAGCATCTGCGATGAGTGGGAAAACTTCATAATGAGGCATGATCGCCTAGAGCTTCCAACTGGCCAGCGGGTTACGGCTCAACAAGTGTTAATTGGCGTAGCATTGTTAGAGTTAGGCGCTTCAAATGATATGGCAATTGCTCACCAAATACTGAAGTATGCGAGAGTGTTGAAGAATATGGTGTAATAAAAAAGGCTCCGAGTGGAGCCCGTTTATATTTCATATTCGCTTACTGTATGTACTGTCGCGTAATTTCTGTTGTCACATACCAGAGACAAGCTCTACTCTTCGTAAATCCTCAATTGTGTGGCTTCTATGAGCATCACATCTACCTGTACCAGCTAGGGTTACAGACTTTCCTGCCATATGGGCAGCCAGTAGCATTGAATACATGGACTTTGCTTGGTCACTGTCCAGCTTTAAAACGAAAGACCAAACGGAATCCTGGCAGTCAGCTTTTGAGCCGCTATCATGCTGTTTACTGGTTTTAATATACACTTGATGAGAATATTGTTTATCGAACATGAGGCTTGTAATTTTAGTATCGATTATTTCGCCTGCATTGCTTGCGTGTGTTGTGAAAAGAAGCACAACCAAAATCATTTTTTTTAACACTGGGGTACCTAGTTGATTAATATTAAAGTTCATAATAAATGGCTTTTATCGTTGATTTAAAAGAGTTTATCTTTGAGTCTTTATAAAAACAAGGCCATTGATTTCGGCGTCTTCTCTTCGCATTATGGGCCCTTATGTTTTATGCAGTTGCATATCACTTATTTATAAAATGTCCCGCTTTTGAGGGACAGTTCAATGAAGTATCACGAAATGACAAAAAACTATATTTTTCGTGAATTTGAATGTGGTTTAACCGTTGAAGAAGCTGCTGAACTTTGTTTGAAAAGTGTGAGGACGATCAAACAGTGGGATAAGGGAAAAACCATTCCGCCAGAGTGTAGACGGCTGATGCGCATGAACAAGGGCAGGGAACTGAGCATCTGCGATGATTGGGAAAACTTCGTAATGAGGCATGATCGCTTAGAGCTTCCAACTGGCCAACGAGTCACGGCTCAACAAGTATTAATTGGTGTAGCATTGTTAGAGTTAGGCGCTTCGAATGATATGGCAATTGCTCACCAAATACTGAAGTATGCGAGAGTGTTGAAGAATATGGTGTAATAAAAAAGGCTCCGAGTGGAGCCTTTTTTGAATCTATACAACCTCTAGTGACTCTGGCCAAATGAAGTAGGGACCAAAGCGCTTACTGTATTTGAACTCGCCACCAAATGACTTACCCTCATCTGTTAGTGAGTGTTTTCCATCATCAAAAGATAGGTACCCTTTAGTCACACACAGCTTAAGGAAGTCGTCAGTTTTGAGATTGTGCTTTTTAGCTAACTTAGAAGAGGTGATCTTCGTTTGTTCTTGCACGTTAGCAGCTGGCTCACTTCTTTCGGGAGGAGCTGATTCAGCTTGCACCTTCTCTAGAGAAATTCTAACCTCGTCACTTATACGGATGATACGCTGTGCTTCGTCGTAAGACTCTTTGTAAATCTCTGCATCTTCATCACGGTCAATGAAAATACCCATCTCATTGTTGTTTACCTGGCTGAACTCATACAGATTCAAGCTTGTAATAATGCACGAGCTTTCGTTCATGTAACACTTAGCATGAAGGTTCTTGCAAAAGCTTGTACGAACAAAAGAGAGTCCTTTGAGCCAGTTAATCTCATCGGGTTGAAGCTCGCTCTTACCATAGACAATTCTGATGTCGATTTTCAAGCGGTCTTTGTCTTCTAAAAGTTCTCGAATACGATCATTAAGTTTGAGAAAAGGGCTGATGAGAATCAGTCTTTCAGAGGAGTTTTTGATTAGCTCTTCGAGGTAGTAGTTTGTAGCACTTGTGTTTAAAAACTTAGCCATTTCATATCCTTGACATATAAAACCTAGCGCACATAGGCTACGTCTAAGGCAATATGGGATCAAGTAGCTGAAATGAAAAACGCGTGGTCAAATGCCACGCGTTGAAAGTCAATTTCAAAATTTTTCACATCTTCATTTCTGAACTTATTTGGTCAATTAGCTCGGGCAAATTAGTTCGTCGAGAGACTATTCTGGCTCCTGCGAGGTTCGAAAGTTCAATAATTTCAATAGTTTCATTTCCATAATCATAAATAGCACAAAGAGAGGTAACGCTAGAGCAAGTAACAATACCAAAATTTCTATTTTCAAGCTCATATACGGTACTCTTGCGCTCTATAATATCTGACATGACCGAGTCCGCTCTCCAGGAACCAAGTACTGTATATAGCAATGCAGCCAAGAACACAAAGAACAGGCCTGTAACAAAAAAATCAAATAAATCAAAATAATCGTAAGTTCCACTAGAAGCAGACTCGGTAGTAATATCTCGTGACTCTGAAGCATCAATTTCTGCTATGTAGCAGGAAGGTACCTTTTTTCGAGACAAATAAACTAGCAATTTAAAGAACTGTTTGGCAAGAAACGTAAGAAGATATAATAATGGGAAAACTGCTATTATTGCCCACAGTCCATAAGTATAAAATGGAGCAAAACCTATCTGCAGCATTTCGGTCGTATCTTTTGCTAAGATGGTTGAGCTCAACCCTAGCGTCCTTAGCCATGCTCCATGGTATGTCTGACCTAGAACATAAAGCAGCCCAGTTCCAAACGCCAATATTATAGCCACATCTCTAAATATTTTTTTTCCACAAGATTACCTTGAAAATATATGTAATTTCAGGAGGAATTAACGAATTTCGCTAACAGCAACAAAACACATTGAAAGAAAGACACAACGCAAAGTGCCAAGCGTTGTGAATCACTCTTAAATGCTTTGATAGCTGCGTTCTAATTCTGATTCGATGTCTTTTATTTGCTTACAGATACGTGACCTTGTTTCATCGATAGACAGAACTTTCTGAACTTCACCACCAAGCAGAATGAACATTATTGCTTGGCGAATAGCCATTATCAGTATCCCGATGTCGAACCATTCTGTGAAAGTAGACGGCAGTTCTGGATTACTACGAAAAACATCCGAAGAAACCGTCGCGATGACAACAAAACACAGCCACACTAGCTGAGTAAATAGGTGTGGGAGAAGCCACTTTAAAAGAGCGTCACTAGACGTCTTTTCTTCGTACCATGAGAGGTTATCCTGTAACCGCCTCAGTTGACGAGTTAAGAAACTCTTACTTGTACCTTTAATTTGAACTCGAACATTTGAATATACTGCAACCAACCAATTCCTGATCATTGGAGTAATTAGATTTACTGTAAACCCTATCGATATTGAAATGACTATATCCGATGTTGTCATACTTCTACTTCATAAATGGTTGTATTATCTACTGAAGTATAAAACTCTAGAGTAGCTAACGCCCTGTTAAGGTGAGCAACGCAATTCCGAAGTCACCGCATACCACCTTAAACACTAAAACTAACGCATAGTAAAAATGCCACGCGTTGCGAATCACTCTTAAACAGATTGTTATGTGCCGCTGTCAGCCTCAGTTGGGATAACGCTCTCGAACTCAAAATCATCAGCCTTAAACGTCGAATAAACTGGTACAGCATCTTTACGCTGAAGATATTGCATAAAGTCATTAAATAAGAATACGCGTGACTTGGAAATTGTACGCTCCTCTAAGGATATATATGCTAACTCTTCTAGCTTTTCTAACGATTCAACGTCGACCTTGCTCTCAATTCGTTGCATAAGCAATTCCGTATCGGCTAGGTGTCGATATAAAAACTTTAGCTCTATACCATCATTTTCAATATACAGATTAAATAGATAGTCATCTTCTGATGACAACTTATGCTGATTCACATCTTGGTATGAAGCTACTAGTTTTTTCCGTTTCCTCTTGTCTTTGGAAGAGCTAAGTAGCGCAATTATCATTACGAACATGATAAGAGAGATAAGAAAAACCATACCATAACAGACTGTTCTAACCAACTGCATATAAAGGTCACCAGAAAAGTTTTTTGAAAGCCAACTCGAATCTTCTGATGCTTCAATCGAAGTAAGTACATTTATGGAGTCGACTTTAGCAACTTTACCTACACTTGTTATAAACGGTATCTCATTTGAATGATGTAAAACTAGCAACTTAACTGTAAAGTATTGACCAGAATCAATTATTACTTTTGGTAACGTAACTTTTCCATCTTTAGAGTATTCAAATTTAACATTCTTCTCGAAGTAATGATCTGATGAGTTTACGATTGAGGCATTTTCAGCTAACGTGCCATTATTCAAGACAAAACCTACAGGGTTTAAGTCATCGTAATAACTGTTTAATATGGAGTCATTGCCGCGGTTAATAACTCTAAATGTTAAAATTGAAAGTGACCGATTAGACTCATTCAAACTCTCGCCTTTGTATAAAACATCCAGATTACCCACACTTTCTTTAATATCTAATACGCTAGAGTTAGAAGTAACCACAAAGTCCAACTGTGGTTTAGTTTCATATATTGCTGCGTAATAAATACCTACTATGATTGAAATAACACCAACAGCTAGCCCTAAAACCCCTACAGGTACACTTTTTTCTACTTTTCTAAAATATTCTAACAATCTGATTTACCCAACCTAAAATTTATAAAAATCGTTGATTTGTGAATGCAATAGGCACATAACACCCTATTGAACAGTTTTTTAGGTGAAATTCTTCCTACACGTACAAAGCTAACATTAATGACAGCCAAGTAAGTACAAACATAATGATGCTTGTATCTTCGATTTCGTTGTTAATATGTAAGAACAACAGCGTGAAAAAAAATGCAATTGGAGTATTAACCATTGAGGAAAAACTTTGGGTAATCTCGTGTCCAGTTAGGGCTAAGAATCCGTGCCCCAAAAGTCCAAGCACCGATACTGCAAAAGTCATGCGAATCATCCATATTCTTAAGTTATGATCTGACTTCATCGGTTTCACGAAATTTAATTGGAATACATCTTTTAAAATGGCAATGATTTCTCGATCAGATTTACCCATTTAGTTCCTCTTTTTCACCTAACGCTTGTTATACGGCTTTTAGCCTTATTTTGTCCGTACATTGTGCCGTTTTATGGCACTCATCTCAATAGATAAACTTCATAGTTTCAATAATATAAATTATTTGCATAGGCGTTTGATTGCTTATTCTAGCCTAATCACGATTTCACCGAACCGTTGAGGTATGGTGGAATTTACCCCCGTAATACAGATACGGGGGTTTTGACCTCCCGCCGCACGTCGCGCAATCGTCCTAGCCCGTCCTCACTTGCTCCGCGCTCTGTTCGGCAGTCAAACCAAATCAATATAAATAGGGGAAAGCCTTGCTCGGCACTCGCAAAGCTTTGGCGTTGATAGTTCAGATGTGTTCCAGTGGGTTTGCGCGCCTCTGTTGTGGTGAGGCTCTGCAAGGCGGGCTTAGCAGGAAAGTAGGGCGGCGGCTCCCAAGTAGGATTGGGCTGCTAACCGCGCCGATTTGATTGTTACGCTATCTTGAATTGTGTGAGCGGCTTGGTGCCTCGTCGTCGCTTCGCAACTCCTTATATCTCGGTGACTCCCTTCGGTCGGGGCGATGCCCAATCCGTGCTAACCTTATATCGCTTTACTCATTATTCTTTTTCTCTTTCAAATAATCACACAGCTTTCCTAGGCCACTACGAAAGAGATCGTAAACAATGATAGTGATGATCGCATTCATCATTGAGAGGTGGTCGAACAGCGCGATGATTTCGACCAACTGCCCATGTGTCACATATTCGTTCATTAGGTTTCGTCCCCGCCAAAGATACCGCCAACTGGCTTAAGTTCTATGTCTTGCTCTTGTACTTGTGCGAATTGCTCGTAAGGGGAGCAGGTCACGTAAAAGTTCGATTCACCGCTAGACAGCTGGACAAGGCAGTCGTCTAGATAATCCATTTGAATACCTAGCTTTTTTAGAAACGAGTCATCGAGGTAGCTAACACCTCTCGGTGTTATTACCTCAAAATGGACACTCACTCGAATTGAGTTGGGTTTGTGCCAACGTTCAACGGCTGACACATAGATACTTTCTGAGTTGGCCAGTGGAAACCAAGCCGGAACGGTGCCTATGTCATGATAAGGCCGAGTCCCGCAATCAGTACCCGTACAGTCAGAACGACCAGAACCCACGACAGAATTATCCGCAGAAGTTTGCCCAGGGCTCGATTTACTTTGCGAAGACGAAACAGAACTTTGCTGCGTAGTTTGATGAGGCTGCGTTCCTTGCGAAGCTGCCGTCTCAGGATCAGAAAAAAGACCAATAAGCGCATAAATGACATACCCAAATGAAAGCACCATCAGTGCCATAGCTGCTAAGAATTTAGGATTAAGAAAGATGTTCTTTCCAAGTCCCGCTTTAGTGATTTGCCCCGTAACAGTGGAGGCGTAGAGTAGGTGAACATCAAGCGGGACTTTGAGGTTGTACACCACATCGTCTTTGCTTGGTTTGGTGACCGTTCTTGTTGGGTCATGTTCTAGGATTCGAGGTTTACGGTTGGAAAAGAAGATCCCGTCTTTCCCTTTGTGCTGCTTGGCCAACTCAGCCACACCTTTTAACTCTTTAGGGATTTGAGCAAAGTCGGGCGTGAGCAGGACAATGTCCCAGTTGTAGTGCCGGTGCTCCATAAAGGCATTGTTGAAGTTCTCCGGATAGATGATTCGGCCTTGCTCGTCGAAACGTGTGCGTTGGCAATCGTCTATCTCGCCATTGTCCAAACTGGATGTATCAACAGTCAGCCAACGAGACTGAAACAACTCAGAGAATCCTTCGGGTAGATGCGGCTGAAAGTCAGCAAAAGGGCGCTTGTGTATGTTCGCCATTTTAAAGCCTGCATTGGTGGAGTAGATTTGCTGACACTCATCAATGAGGATGAACGCCCCAATTGGCGCCCAACAGAAGAAGTATTTCCAAAGCTCAAAGCCTTCAGGATTACGCGAGCTGATACGAATGAGGCGAGCACTGTCCGGAAACTTTTCACCCAGTCGTTTCTCGATAATGTCGAGCGGCTGCATACCATGAATATTGGTGATGCAAACTCGACCTTCACGAAGGGCTGGCAGTAAGTCGAACCATACTGCACACGCTGATTTATATGAGCCGCCGTGACCATATCTAAATGAAGTTGCCATTGAATCACCAGTTAAAGAAACGCATGACTAAGGACGTTGCAAACGCATCGAAAATTATGCGTAGTCCTCCTGTCACGTTGTATTGAATGAGGATGTAACGAACATCAGAAGGGAGCGCATTGAAATGAGATTCAACCAGCGTGTAAACGCCATACTCTGATAGCAAAGTCTGAGCGATTTTTAGTGCTACCTGAATCGATGCAATCTTAAGATCAAGCCAAAGAGACACACACCAAAGGGCGCCATACTCAAAGCAATTGATGATCCAATCCGGTATGTACTGGATGAACTCGACCATGGTTTGGCCGACGTTGGCGATAAAATTGAGCGCTGAATAAATGAAATCCACGTTATTTACTCCGTTGACCAAACAAGATGTAGAGCGCAATGAGCGCGCAGATAAAGAGGATGACAGGGCGAACGTAAGGCGAAACCTCATCAAAACGCTGTAGGCCAGAATCAACCTTGGTGCCTTTAACGGTGAAAGACCGATCGCTTAACGAGCCGTTATTGAAGTTGGTACCGATAGAAACCAGACCTTTGATTTCATCAACGTAGTCTTCAATTGAGCGGGTTTTCTCTGCGATGGTTTCATTGATAGCGATGAAATCAGACGAGGCGAAGATTTGCTCAGGCACATCATCACCGTAAGGGGAATTGAAACCAGAGCCTTTAAGCAGTTCTTCGATACCATCAAGGCTATTACCCAATTCGCCAATCGAATCACCTAATCCTTGTAAGTCTTCACGGACACCCTTAGTTGCATTGGTGCTCTTATTGACCGCTGTTGTAATGTCGCCATTGGCTTGTTGGATAAGCGCTTTGGTGTTGTTGTATATCTTGTTGTCATTGATTTGCTGTTCTTGTGTCGCTTGCGTGTTATCGACAAGCGAGCCTTTGACTGCAATCAACTCATTAACGATAGCGCCTTGAGTTTCATTGATGTCTGAATTCAAATCATGAAGGGCAGTGTTAATATCTTTATTAAGTCCTGTAATGGCGCTCACAACTGCCGTGTCTGTCGATTCATCTGTGTCGGGTTCTTCCACATCCGGCTCATCTTCTACGTCAGGTTTGTTGAATGTATTGGTCGAGTCATCAGGCAAGACACTAGGATCTTCTATAGGGCCTGTTGGGTCATCGGGGTCATGGGTTGGATCCGTTGGGATAATCGGCTCATCAGGGCCGTTTGTTCCCCAGAATAAAGTACCGCCATCACACTGGTTTCCTGTGAATTGGAAGTTACCGTGACATAAGGTGTTTTGCGTAAACTCGCCAGAAGAAACATCAGTGCAAAGGGTGCTGTCGTTTGGAATACGAGAGAGTTCGCAACGAGTCGCGCCAAAGTCACCATAACAAGCCCCCGTGACTTGTTCGCCGTAAACATAAGCCAGCCACTGAAGGCGTCTTTCGTCCCCCGTTGACTGTTTGAATTGGCAAGCATCCATACATGAACCGTCTGGATTTGCGCCGTATTCGCATTGAGATTTACACCTCAATGTTGAAGGGTCGAATTCACTGTTTGCAGGGCAACGAACCTCTGAATAAGAAAGAGCAAGTGAATTGTCACAAACTGTCTGATAAGGATAGCGAGCGTTAGCATAGGTTACCTTCTGAAATGTGCATGAACGAATATAATCATGCTTCATAAAACAAGCGTTCACCTGATTAGGATCAACCCATTCGCCCGTAGAGCTGCAGCCCGTCATTTGCCTATAACTAACATAAGCTTCTAAAGCGAACGTTAAATTACTGAAACATATAACAAAAAGGACAATAGAAAAGCGCAGAAAATGAATCATTGTCTGAAACCAATAAAAAAGGGAGCCGAAGCCCCCTTGATTAACTGATTAGTGAGTATTGATGCCACTCACAAAGCCGTGGAGAAATGCCCCCGCAAAGGAAATACCCAGAACGATAGCGAGAACATCCCCAAGTAAGTTACCAGATATAGGAGGCATTGAGGTTTACCGTTAGCGACGCAAGAAGCCAACAACCATGGTCACACCAAAGCCCAGTGCAGCCATACCAATAAGCCCCGCAACAACAAGTGATACGTTGCTTTGACCGCCAGTAACAGCGGCGTTGATAGCGCCCGTAATGTCTGGTGTTTCAGCAAAAGCCGGAGAAACGGAAGCAAGCATAAGCGCAGAGCCTACGGCTGTTTTCTTGTTTACGACTGCGTGTTTTACGTTATTTACAACAAGTTCTAGTTTTTTCATTTGAATTACCTTTTACTCATAAGGCGAACAACACGACCCACTCCGTGACCAACAACCATGTTGATCAAGAGCACGCCACTGACATATAGGAACAAGTCACCATTGAATAGGACTGGATCCTTATATTCTTGATACTCCACCGCTGAAATCAGTACGTAGCCTTCGCAATTGTCGACGTGAGTTTTCGTCGCTTTTAAATTGCCGTACTGGTTAACAACGGTGACGCATAGAGACATTTTTTCTAACCTTGAACTGATTTCATTGAAGCTTCGAAGTGCTTCTTAATTTCTGCGTCGACAGGAATAAGCGCTGTCACGATGGCACCCGCCAATGGATCTTCTGGGTTGATTTCAAGTTGCAATTGGTACTCACGACGAGGAACCAAAGCACCGGTGCGCTCAAGGAGCAGGGCGTATTCATGATCAATCATCAAAGGTTGATCCCATTGCGGGTTTACGTCACCAGATTCGCCGATGGTGCGACGCTTGAATTTCTCCGAGTTAATTTCTCGTAGTGGACGTGAGATGTTCAGTTGAGCACTGTCACCACGTGCCGAGTTCCAAGTGATGTCCATGCCTAGGACAAAAACAGATTTAGCCATTTGTTAGGTCTCCAATATGTGAGTCACCAACTTGCCGTAGGTATCGGGGAAGGTGAATTTGGTTCCATCACGGACGAGCGAGCCGACAACGGTTTCAATGTCGCCCTCATGGAATTCGATTAAAGAGTTCAGGATTTTCCCGTACTGGCGACGCATCCAGTGAGCCGAAGCCAACAGGTCTAGCGCCGCACGTTTAGTCGGGACAGGTTTTGTATTGAATTGTTTTGCAGTAGAAATCGACGCTGCGAAGTCGTTGATGGCCGCGAATGCGCCAGCAGGATTCAACAGCACATCGATGTTCCATTTTTTAAGTTCAACTTCTGAGCGGTACCAAACAAGACCCGTGTTCGCGAGTTTCTGCTCAAGAGCCTTGTTGTAGATACGCCAGTAAATACGAGAAGTACGAGAGCCAATCGAGTATTGCTCTTTGGTGTAATCAGGACGGCCATCACGAAAGCCCGCAATCGTATGGTCAACATGCAGAACCGGATTACGACCACGTTCAGCCGTTCGAAATGCGTTGTCGTTCCAAGCTTTACGCGCGTATTCACAATCAAAGATACCGTCGTAATCATCGTAAGCGAGATCGACACGCGCGAGTGTTTGAACACCAAGAACGTTTGTTAGCCAATCATGCAGCGACCAAGGCGCACGACGAGCAAACACATGCTTACAACCAGTGCCATTAATTTGGAAATGCACCGTGTCATTGTTGCCGCCAATACCCACGAAACCACAGAAGTCTTCACCGTCTGGTGAGGTCAACTTCATAGACTCAGAATAGAACTGAAAGCCAAGGCCACGAGGTGCAGAAAGAGACAATCCAAGCACCTGATTGGTGAAGATGCGCAAACAATCTTCTAGGTAATTGCGGTAACAGATATCAAAGGCGTTGTTGTACGCTTCAATCTCTTCAGCAGTGCCCGCAATTGTCGCATTAAACTGAGGTGGAGCAGGGAACTTGGGTGCTTTGCAGTTACGCTGTAACAACGATTTAGGCGCTAAACCTTTGTATTCCTCATGCTTGTGAAGACGTTGAATCGCGTTGTGACAATGGCGTAAGTCCTTGACTGCAAATGTAAAACATAGGTAGTCAATATGAACAGACTGCTCATCGAATTTCTTAAGGATGTTAGTTGCAGTAGTCATCGAAGACCCCTAAATCAACGCGTTCTTGGTAAGTGGTGTTGGTGATAGATACCAACTCGTAAGAGACAAATTCAGACGAAGCCCAAGATTCGAGATGAGACATAGACTTGAGCAAATCCCATTCTTCACAGCCTTTGACCAACACGGAAACCGTGTAATCAGGCAACAAATCGTAATAGATGGTTTGGGCTTCGTTCATGGGTTATGCCTCTGAGTTAGACTCGGTTACGGCGTCACGCTTCACTGCAAGTTGCTCCTCAATCTCAAATGCGCGAATAACCGCATCACTGACAGGCATTGAGAAAAGTTCACAGATTGATGCATAGGCATGCTGACAGGCTACAGATAGAAAAATTTGACGGTTGTCTACATCTCGAAGGACTACCCAAACTTCACCGTGTTGGTCAATTTCAACAACATGCTCAAGTTGACTCGGTAACACATACGTTTCTTGTGAGTAGTGAACACCGATATCACAAAATGAAATTCGGATTCTATAGGCGTTTTGATTACCAAAATGAGTAAGACGAAGATTTCCGAAATCTATAGAACGTATTGAAGGGTTATGAGGATTAACCTCGATTAAGCTAGAGAATTTTGACATGACTACCACCGCGAAGAAGTGAAGCAGAAGGAACTGTTGAGCAAACAACCTCATGAACTGCGTATTGTTTTTTCTTTGCGTCAAGCTTTTCTGTAACAGAAATCAAGTCAGCACTTAAAAGGAAGTGACAAGCACCAGCAAGCGACCAAGCAGTTTGAACCGAACCGCCTTTTCCAAAACGAGTGAAGAATCTGTCACCGCTTTGCGTTTTAATCACAAGAACCTTAGAACCGTGAACGTTTGACATAACAACCACCTTGACTAGTTGAGAGAGAGACCACCAAGGCCAGACGAAAGCGTCAAGGGCAAACGCCCAAACCAA